CATGATCCACAAGGTTTGTTAGCTGACAGTGAGTATACTAGCTGTTAGGACAAAAAATGTGGAGCCGAAACTCCACAAGGTTGGTGCGCTACATGGTATTGGGCTAATCAGTAGCCAACGTCTCTATCCGCTGTATCGAGCGCGTCCATGATTTCAGTCATAATAGACTGTGCAATAACTCGCTCACTCTCATTTGCCCTGCTAGTTTCCAGTCCTTCCTGGTACTGTGTAAGAGAGTTGAGTAGCACGCGAACCTCTAAGTCACTCATTCTTGCTACAGTGTCTTTCATGATCTTTACCTTGCTAGTAATAGTTAGGATAGACAGACTAACACATATACCTATCGGCAGATAATCAATCCATGTATATCGGGTATGTCATCGGGGATTAGCTAAATACATAGATTAGTATACTAGCTGTTCGTGTACCATATGTTGCTTTAATAACAAGTAGCGTGTCTTATGCGGTGTTGCATAAATGTCACACCATGCCGAATAATCCGCCAGAGGTCGGGTAGCGGTGGATTGCGGTTGTGTTTTGTTGCATAATGTGGGTTGCTGTTTGATATCGTTTTTAGTTAGTTGTCTAGTTACTAGTTAGCTAGTAATTAGATGGCTAGAACCCCAGGGCGGGTGGCCTTCGGTCGCCTGCTCATCATTGCCTAGGAGGATACTATGGCAAATGCTAGCAACGTAGTCATTAGCCGGGGAGCAACATTCCTGAAGAATGGTGCTGCCAAGCTAATCGTTGTCCAGAAGCACGAAGGGCAGGGCACCAGCAAGAAACTGGTCGCCGAGTTCGAGGCCCTTTCGCCAGCCGGTAATGAGCCTGCTATTCGGCTCAAGAATGCTGAGCGTATGT